ACAAATCCGTGATGACATTATCGATTCTGGTCGCATTGGACGACAAATCCGTGATGACATTATCGATTCTGGTCGCATTGGACGACAAATCCGTGATGACATTATCGATTCTGGTCGCATTGGACGATAAATCCGTGATGAGATTATCAATTCTGGACGCATTAGATGACAAATCCGCGATGACATTATCGATTCTGATGACGTTAGACGCGAAATCAGAAACATTTGAAGATTGGATGTTTGTTAACGCGGAGCCGTCGCCCGAGAAATATGTGGCTTGTATGTTCCCAACCACGTGTAATTCACTCGAGGCATCCGTCGTACCTATACCGACGTTTGCCGTGTTATAGTACAGCGTGTCTGGATCCTTGATCCAATACGAAGAATCAGCCCCACCGTATTCGATACCATTTTGGTAAATAGTACCGGTGATATGTATGTCTCCAACCACATCTAATTCATATTCCGGTGAAACTTTGTTTATACCGACGTAACCGTTTACCGTGTCTACAGAGAGATTAGAATTCCCCACGATAAAATTTGATTGAATGTACGCATTACCCGCGGTGACTAACACGTTGGAAGCCGCGTCATCCATGTGTACAGCTCCACCAATGGAAAGTTTGTATGAAGGTGCTGCGTTCGCTATGCCAACTCTCGATAAGGTTGTGAGCGATGTACCCGTATTGTTAAATTTAACCGTGTTTGTGGTCGTAGCACCTATGTCCGTAACCTCTTGTAAAGTGGCGTTGAGTGTGTAGTCTTCACCCACCGGGTCATATCCGGCGGAACCTTCTATGATTCTCAGTGTGCTGGTGGTGTGGTTTTTTTCATAGATATTTGAAAATTGTCCCGAATTGCCTAGGTAAGGCATCGCTACTACTATTAATTACCAAATAAAATACCAGCCATACCATTCTTCACCTTGAGAATGTTATAGTTGACCGCGTATACAGTTATCTTTTCTCCTGTTCTGTTCAATCCTCTTTGGACATTTCTGAGTGTGATCTTCGCGTCGTCGAGGCGACTGAAATTACACGTACCCGTGGGTGTGTAACTCGAGGCGTTCTTACAGAAATGGAAGGCGTAGTACCTCGTGTAGAACGGGCAGTTTTCGTTTTCATCGAACTGGTTGATCCCGAACTTACTGTGTTTGTAGTTTTGAATGGAGTGAAAGTAGAGCGGAGACATATTTTCCACAAGAGCAGTGGAGTTGAGGTAGATATCCGCCGTATCGAACGTGAACTTATCGTTGAGAAGAATACCACTCTTCGTGGGGTGTCCGAAAAATAGGGACTTCACGGGGTGATTGAAGAACGAGATGTCGAGATTATCGGACGTGTCGTACGTTTGTTTTTGTACTTGGGTGACGATGAAGTCGTGCGGCGTGTCCACGAAGAATTTACGTTCTTCTGTGTCGAGATACACGTAATTCCCGTAAAGTTTTATGTCGACGGCTTGTGTTGCGTCCGCAAAATCTATTCTGAGCTCGATTTGGTGGTACTGAAGAGCGAGGAGGGGCAAGAACATCTCGTGATCGCAAAAGTAAAAGTGGAGAGGAAGGAACCGGGTGTTCGACGTCGAGGTCGCGTTGTTAATTTCCTGGGACTTCGTGTACGTCTCGGCCATGTAGTTCTGCCAGATATCGGCTATGAAATCGAATGGTTGGGAATCAACCTTGGTTCCACCGATGTAGAGATGGAAAGTGGCACCCGTGAACTTTGATACGATGTCTTCACCCTCGAGCCAGAGTCCGTCGAGAAGATCCCCGTAGGACGGGATGATCACGGTGGAATCTTTATTCGTGATGACCTTGATGAGCTTTGGCGCTTGGGAAAAGTTTTTGTGTCTCGTGTACTTGGTTCTGAAGAGGGAAACACCCGCGGAATTCGTGATGTATGCGTCCTGGGCGCCTTTCGCGGCGAGTTGAATGAGTGAACCAGACATATCTAATATTGGGGGAGGTTTTCTTTGCGGCGAGGAACACTCACTCACCGGAGAGAAAATGGGTAGTTAGTTATTAGGGTGTATTTCAATCCCCTTTCTACTATAATATTCGCGTTATGTTCATGAAGTTCCCTAAAATCACCTTCTTCGTACGTATTGAACTACACCGAAACGATTTTGATTTCTTCAATGTCCATCTTGACTTGATCGAACACGAGATTTTCGACGAGCGTGGAATCGTATAAAAAGTCATTGACGTTGATACCAAGACTCGTGCCGAGCTTACACGCTGTTACCATCTATGGTTTCATTCAATCTTTGGTAAATACACCTTTTGTGCTCTGGGATTTGCGTCCAGTACACAAAGTGAGCGGGAAAGGCATCTATTATGATGACGACATTTAAAAGTTAAGGGTAATTAGCCACAATGGTACGTCACGCCCACAAAGGCGGCTATATATACTTCTTCATTTGCTAACAATTTAGTCGTATACTCCTCCTCTGATATCTGGGTGCCATCTGGTAGGAGGTATCGGACTTTGTATTGTGCTTCAGTTTCACCGGAATCTTCCCATTGGATCTGACCGTATTCGTCGAGGATATTAACATTTTCTTCATATTGTTCGAGTTTATAATCTGATTGAGTATCTGGTTCTAATTTATTATATTCGGATTCTTTTATAAAGTTTTCACCATATCTATAGTAGTTTACAGTTTTAAGTTCTTTTTTAATACTATACTTTATTCTCGGTGTCACGGTAAAATCACAATTCATGGTTATCTTAGCCACTGTATAATTTGCTAAAAACTCCGAATCTTGTTTCATACCGTATCCAGGGATGTTAGAAGATGTCACGTAATCACCCGATTCGAGTGGTCCATTTTGATTAGAAATCCACATGGCACCTTCACCGATAGAGTTAATGAATATCCTATCGTCACCCTCTTCTTTATATAATACCGACGTAATTCGACCATACTTGTCTTCTCTATATTCTGGATCTTCGGAGCCTGATATAACGCCGAACACACTTTTATCATACGCCCTATTCGTGACAGAAACGTATGGGATAGTCTCGTTAATCGTTATAGCTTCTAACCCTCGCTCAACTTTGTTGTTGACTTTTATGTTTTCATTGTTATTTGCTGAGACAATGAGTCCTATAAATGTTTTTATGTTTATGGGGTTTACACCTTTAACTATATTCCTGTGTTGACCAGTGAAAGTATTAGCATTAACTTTTGCTCCCTTTGATTCGTCATTTTCGAACATAATGGTCAGCTTTACAGGATTCCCAGTGTATTCTGTGTTCGACAACCAGTATAAGTTTGTGTTCCAAGTATCGATCGCATTCCCAGCAATATACCAATTACCGCCACCACGATACCATCTACAGTATGATGAATACGTATAACCATCTATTCTGATGTCTTCATTTGAATGTATTGTAAAAGGCGTGCTAGGGTTAGTCGTACCTATGCCAACGTTGCCCCTAACGACGGCCGACCCCCGCACATCCAACTGCGCCCTCGGTGTCGTGCCTCCCAAACAGAGAGCCGTATCGGTGAGATTGATGGCCTTCCCGGTGCGTCCGAGAGCGTACTCCATTGCGACCTCTTCGGCCGTGAGGGCGACACCACTCCATATTTTAAAGTTGGAGATGGAACCTTGAAAATTTTGACTTCCACTCCCGTTCGAACCGATAAATATTTCAGCATCATATAAGTTCAGGTTGTCACCATAGTTGGCACCACCGGTCGTTAACGTTTGTTTAACATTATCAACGTAAATTTGTCTACCGGTACCACTTCCGTTATATGTGAATACTACATGATGCCACGTAAATTCAGAAGGTTTCGTAATTTCAACGCGATTGCTTCTGAAATCAAATCCAACAATAGCATCATGAGACGAAATATCAATTCTCTCGTTATCTTGGGATCTTCCCATAAAAACCCACATTTCATAATCACTACTTTCTGCCTGTCCCTGATAAATCCAAAATGAAATACTCAAAGTAGCATTTCCGGAGATACCAGGAGGTGAATTTGTCTTGATATAATCCCCTGTGCCATCAAACGTGAACGCCCGGTCTGTGGATGAGTACGTCGCATTACCCTTGAGTGTCCCACCATTCCCCTCACCCGAAATGTCCACCACCGTCGTCGTCGAGACCGCCGAATCCACCGTGGTATCGTAGTGGACCACGAGGGACTCCGCCCGTGGTGTCTCCGCCCCGGCGGCGTGTCCGGAAACACGCGGGAGGGTCAGAGCCTTACCCAATGTGAGGTGTCCGTCCTCGAGAGAGGAGGGGGCGGGGGTACCAAAGAACTTGAGTCCACCAACGGACATCGCAATAGATCCAGCGTTGTGAGTAACGTGAAATACGTAATATTTGTATGGTGGATGGGAAGTATCGATTGTGTTAGTTGTTCCAGGATCCTGACTCCCAGTTTGGTTCGTAACTGTTTTCAATATATACCAATTGCTATCATCGTTTGAACCAATGATTCTAAATCCGGTTGGGTTTTGTTCATCACTTCCAGGTGCTCCTGTGTAATTGTATCGTCCTTGTACAACTAAATTATCAAGTTTGAATTTATGTGGAAACTCTATTTTCAACCATTCACCACCAACAGGGCTTGAATCTGAATTTGCTTGGAATGACATTATACCGGTATATATGCCATCAGTACCGCCATACCGATGGTCGGTGCTGGAATGAGCTGGATTCCAATAATTATCATTAGTCGCATCATTAATATCATCGAATACTTTCCAAGCTTGTGCTCCACCGACACCATTATTTGATCCTTCAGAACTCTGACTCACTCTGAACACCCCATGTCCCTCCATGTAGTTCTCAAAACCAGTCATCGCCTTCGGTGGATACTCCTGCAAAGTCTCGTTCCCCGCAACCTCGAATCTGGACGTCGGGTGGGCCACGCCCACCCCCAAGTTGCCCTTGTGGAGGGCCACCAAGTTTTGGCGGTGTCCAAAGCGGGGGGCGTCGTATTCATAGAGTTCCCGGACCTGGTCGGCATTGAGGGCCTTCCCAAAGAGGCGGAAGTTGGAGATGGAACCGTCAAGTGGATCTACACCTGAGTCAGCAGGTCTATGACCTATAATAATGCTTGTATTTTGAGGTAAACTTAATTGTGTACCACTTGTATAAGAACCACTAAGTTTTTGAGAATTCAAGTATATATCATCTTGTGCATTTGCTTTTTTCACAACGACAATGTGATACCATCTATCTTTCATGAGGGAAGCATAACCTCGTGTATTCGCACCGCCGCCAGATATAGAAGTTTGAAAATATCCAGATGTATTGTAATAGAATGCGGTTGTGTCATAGCTTGTGGTTTCGGGTCCTATTTGGTAAAAATGTACGTTTTTTAAAGTGTCTATCTTAACCCAAAATGAAGTTGAATGTGTCCAATCTCCAGACTGATTAGTTATACTTCCTGTAATTTTAGCATTCTGAGTTCCATCAAACGTGAACGCATTGTACTCCGTGTCGAAACCCATGCCACTTTCTAGTGTCCCCGTTACCCCCGAGCCTGAGAGGTCATAGACATTCGAACTGTCCGCGAAGCTGTACGAATTACTGTCGTTGGCGTCCCAGTACACCTCGAGGTGCTGCTGCCCGGGCTTGTTCGGGATGCTCCGGTGAACCACGTCCACGGAGGTGTCGCCTTCTTCGGTGCCGTAGAGTTCCCATTCACCAACAGATATACCTGACGACAAATCATATCTTTCCGTGGCTACATACGCGAAATACTTAAAATATCGTATTTCATTAATCACATGAACTTGGGGTGTGTGTCTATCCGGAATGTATTGTTCCGTGTAGGAATATAATCGTGTCCACGTGTCCGATGCATTCCTTTTTCCATAAAAGACACCGCCTTTCGGCACGTGTACGTAATTAAATTGTGTCCACAGATGTGTTTCTTTCAACTTAATAGGTTTGGGTAATTCGATCGTAATCCACTCACCCAAGACGGTTTCACTCGAAAGTCTTTCAGTTCCTACGTATGTATTACTTGTTCCGGTATAATAAGAACCACCGGTGTACCAACCTACATCACTACTGTTCCCACCTTTCAATCCGTTGAAGGCTTTGTATGGGTAATAGGTAGAATTAAAATTACTCGCACTCACCGTGTAACCCGCCGTGGTCGCCGCCGTCATCGCCACCTCCGGATACTTCGTCAGTGGCCTATCGTGCTTGGGCAAGTCCATGACGACGTCATCCCCCGCGAAGAATTCCGCACCCTTGGCCATGCCGAGAGAGCCAGCCACCTGCAACTTGGCGGACGTCGGGGCGGCACCCACACCCGTGGCGGCTTCGAAGAGTTCGATTTCGGCGACGGAAAAATTCACATACGGGCTATCCACTCCCGCCGCAATGGTTTCTGCTAAGAAGACATACGATGAGTAACTATGTGTCGCATGTACATCTACTCTGTTAGGTTCGTTATCCGTCCAACTATTCAGGTTTAGGTTTGAGAATGAACCTATTTGAGTCCATGTGACATCATCATTACTCGCAAATACGCGCCCTGATTGAGGAGCTCTAAGCCTATATCCACCAAGTTGATTGTAAAAATTGAAGTGTGATAATATGATGGACTGTGGAAGTTTTATTTTAATCCAAGAACCATTTACCCCTTCGAATGAGTCCGTGCCATTCGCGACACCATTTACATAATTACTATCACTTACCCAATTATCGGTTGCATTAGAAATAGTATTGTTGAATGCTTTATAAGCAGTTGAAGAATAGTTATAAGAACTAGAACTCGCAACATACCCCTCACTCTCATTGGCCTTGAGGGGCACCTTGGGCCACTTGATGTACCCCGTTTGGAGGGTCTCACTCGAGAGGTCACCGGAGATGTGCACGTTCTCCATGCGGGTCACCGGCTTTTCGGCGAAGAGGCGCCATTCCATAAAATCTAAGTATCCTCCATCATCGGTCAAATTCGACACACACATTCTGAAGTATTGATAGGGTGTTGTGGCGTTAACGTCGATACGTGTCCACGTAGAGGTTGTGTATGTTTTACCACTGAACTCCGTGATTTTGTACCAGTGTTCTCCGTCGTTTGAACCAAGGATAGTACCTGTAGCCGGTGATCGGTCAGTACCTGTAGGATACACATTTGAATGACTGAGAAGTATAGGATATGGGAGTTTGAGTTGTAACCATTCACCAACGTGGCGAGTTCCACCAACATCGGTTGTTGAATAAGTACCATTGTGTGCATATGGAGTAGTCGTCGAATACGACGTAGTGCTCGACGCCCAACGACTATCAGTGGTGTAATCAAAGGCTTCCCATGGAAAATAACCATTGTCACCTGTATAATAACTACTCGCACTCGCCTCGTAGGTCCCGTGACCCTCCACGTAGGTGTGGTAGTCCGTCATGGGTTCCACCGGATGTTCGGTGAACCCTCGCTCCAGACCCGAATCGATGACTTCATTCGTTGAACTGTTCCACGCCACGATATTTGCCGAGGCATTGGAGTACGTGAGTGTTGCGTTGAGTGTTCCGACATTGGCGGAGCCAAGGACGTCCAATTTGTACGCTGGTGCGTCCGTCCCCACACCAACATTCGAGGTTGTCGTATCCACAAACAGATTGGCCGTTCCAACCTCAAGGTTTGAGGTCGTGACCACGTTACCAGCCACCACATTACTGTTCACCGTGACCGCGGACACCGTAGACGCACTGATGGCATTGGACCCGAGGATTTCTCCGTACACGCCTGACGTGCTCACGAGGTCTCCACTGAATGTCCCCGTAGACGCACTGATGGCGTTGGACCCAAGGATTTCTCCGTACACGCCCGACGTGCTCACGAGGTCTCCACTGAATGTCCCCGTAGACGCACTGATGGCATTGGACCCAATGATTTCTCCGTACATGCCCGACGTCGCCACGACGTTCGTGGACTTTGTGTTTCCCGCGACATCGAGGGTGGCTGTGGGTGCGTTCGTGCCTATCCCGACGCTTCCGCCGATGTACGCGATGTTACTACTGTTTGGATCCTTGAACCATTTGTCGCCGTTGATGAACTTGAGGTTCTTGATTTTGCGGGGCGCCGAGGCCCCCGCCTCGTGGTAAAAGACGACGTAGCCTGGATCGTCTCCGTAAACGCGGGGTCTAGGACCACTGGTATCCACGTAGTGGTACACGGCTTCGCCATCGACCGCGACCGCGAACGTGTCCCGTTCGAAGAGTACGAACAATTTGCGCCATGCACCCGTGTTGAGTGTACTGGGGAGCGTCGCGGAATCGATCTGGGTCCCATCGTACGAGAGCGTGAGCGAGGTTCCATCGAGACCCAACGTGTACCCATTGGTGATGGCGGTGTTCGTATTGTTAAAAAAGTTGAGCTTAAACGTGTGGTCCCCGAGCCCATCAGTTGCTGGTTCGAGATACACGTCTGCGGTGAATGCCCACGCATTGGGAAGTTTGAGTGCCCAATTGTGGTAGGTCGTGGCACTACTGTATTCGGTCGTGTCCGAAAGAAGAACGGTGTTTCTGGCGACATTATTGAGAACCGTGTCGAACCCGGTCGCCTGTTGAAACTCCAGTTTGGAAACACGCACGATGGCATTCGTTATGTCCAAAATACCATTCGGTGTGTTTATCGACATTTAATATATTGGGAGAGAATTATTAAATGTGAGTGACTCACAGTGGAGAAAGACAACTCCTAGGGAGTTGGGGGAAAGACATCTATTATGATGACGACATTTAAAAGTTAAGGACAATTACCTTTTAAATGTGGATCGAAAGTGTCCTCGAACATTCTCAAAGAGAACTTGAACTTCTTGGTCTAAATCATATCGGTCTCGATGCGACGGTTCTCGACTTCATAAAGGGACTCCACGAAAAGTTAGGAAACCAACCGTCCGCCATGATGTCCGTCGTGAAGTACGTCGAACAACTCATCAATAAGAAGCCCATTGCACCCATTACTGAAGCCGACTTTGACCAGGATGGTCGTTGTAAACGCTACGAGTACATCTATAGAGCCACGGATGGCAGGTACTACAACGACCGGGCCGTTGTTTTTAAGAAGGGACTGGACTCTCAATACATTTATCAAGGTCAAAATAGGTCCAAGAGAGAAATAACACTGCCCTATATTCTACACGAGGACGTGGTCGCACTGGACGTGCATGGCCTTGATGCCACCCTCTAGTTCTCTCAAATACGTGGGAACCTCCCTCGTTTGTTGGGTATAGTGGGATTGTAAGTTTGAAGTCACTGGTGCGATGGTCTGCACGACGTACGCCGCACGCTGCTCGGGTGTGAGGGCAGCGTACTGCTCCACGCGAATAGACGTGTTTGAGGCTTCATTGTAAAAGTTTGTGTACCCAGGGGTGACGACGTACTCCGTACTCAAGTTGGCGTATTCAGCATCTGTTATGTTGGAATACGTGACCTCCTCGACCACGGAGATGTTTGAGTAGTGCGTCACGACCTTTGTGTACTCTGTGTGCACATTGGCGTCATAGACATCTGAACTCACATTAGAGTAAACAATCACTGGCTCGTACCCTTCTATCTCCACGGGAGACGTATTGCTGATGTACACGGGTGTGTACCCTTCCTGGACGTCCGCGGCCAAGTTGGTGTATTCGCCAACTTGTACGTTCGTATAGACATTGACACCGTCATAGATGACGACATTTGAATAGTGGGACACGGTATTGCCCTCGTAGTGCGAAATGGTACTAGAGGTCCAATAACAGTTCTCTACGTAGCCCGGCTCCTCAGTTTCACTCGTCGTGAGCACGTTGGACTGAGTGACGGAGACGATGTTTGAATAGTAGGTCTCTGTCTTCGAGTTTGCAAACTCACAACAATCACAAATGGTGACTACCGCTGGTTCACCCTTGGTGAAATAGCCCTGGATACTAGATGCCACGAGACCATCACCCGGTTGTAGTGGACCGCCTTCATCGGTGACCCAAACACTTTGGGCCTTCCAGGTTTGCGTGTCTTCATCCCACTCGTACCTGTTCTTGTCATCTGGTCTGGCTACTGGTGGATACCATTGAAGGTTATCATCAAGGGTCCACGATGGATAGGGTTGAGGTCGCGAGAAGTTATCTTTGTCTGGGTGGTAGATGTATCCCTTACCTGCGTATTTTTTACCTGGAGTATTTTTGTACGTTCTTACCCATGTTCCACCCAGACGATTTTCACACCAAAGTTTACTCTCTGCCAAAGAAACTTTAATGACTTCGTTGGTCTGAGGGTCTATTTCTGCGAAGTGAGGCATATTCTATACTTATGTGAGATATCTTATTATGACAATTCCGTCACCACCATCGCCACCCGTGTTCAATTCTGGGTCAGTACCACCTCCACCGCCACCTGTATTATCTGTGCCATTTTCTGCGTTGACACTAGTACCACCACTGCTGTAACCATATGTTGTTCCCGCACCTCCACCCCCTTGGCCACCAAATCCACCGTATGTTTCTCCAGATGGTCTAGTGTAAGTCGTATTGTCATTCTGATTTAAACCGCCGCCACCACCACCCGCATAATACGTTGCTGTACCTGTAATACTAGATTGGACACCGATACCACCATTTCCACCGTATATTTCAAATCCATCATTACCAGCCCCACCCGCACCACCTCCACCACCGGCGCCACCTAAACCCGATCTACCGGCACGACCACCACCATTACCTTGTCCAGACGTACCACTTGTTCTAGTTGAAGAATTGTTGTCATACCCATGCCCACCTCCGGAACCACCATCCGAACCAACGCGAGAACTTGCATTTCCACCACCACCTTTCCCGCCACCATCAGCAGTGTACCCAAGTGCTGTACTATCGGTACCACTAAAGGGATCGTCTTTTGCATTGTTACCCCCTCCACCTCCACCGGCACCCCCAGGACCGACTGTGATAGCATATGTACCTGCTGTTAATGTGATACTACCAGTCAAGAGACCACCGGCACCACCCCCACCCGAACCCCCACCCCCGCCGCCAGCAACGATGAGGTATTCAACATCGCCCCCAGAATACACCATGAAGTCGTCATCAGTCGTGAATGTGTGAATGGTATATCCATCGGCGTATGTCACTGTACCACCCGATGCACTCACACCCCCGATAGTCGACCAAATTGTCCCATTGTACACTTGTAATTTATTTGAAGATGTGTTAAACCTTATCATACCCGTGGTACCAGCTGCTGTACCGTCGATTGGTATGCGTAAAGTTTTATCCACTTGCAAAGGCGCCGCGATGTGGACCGGTTGTGCGATGACGTTGCCGAGGCGACCCATATCGTAGAGTCGCTTGACCTCCGTGGCCGTGAGGGCGACGTCGTAGAGTTTGAAGTTGGAGATGGAACCGTTGAATGCATTACTACCACTTGTTGTTGCACCTATAGAGAAGTTCGTCCCAGTTATATTTGGTGTAAGTGATGAGGAGTGTGTAGTACTTATAGCAGTTCCGTTTATGTATACCTTGACATTCGAAGACGTGAAGGCTCCACCAACGTAAGTAACCACCGCATGATACCATATATTATCTTGTACGACAAGTGAAGATGTTACTTCCTCTCCATATATTGAAACTGTGAACTTTTTGTTGTCACGGAACATAATTAAAAATGCTTGTGATGCTGCTGCAGTTCCCATAAATGTTAGGTAATCATCATCTGCTGCGATGTCTGATTTAAACCAGAAACTTTGTGTATGTGCCCACCCCCCTGTCCCTGTACCACTTCCAATTAAGTAATCATCCGTCCCATCAAACACCAACGCCTTCTCCGTCACATTATACGACGCTCCGTTATACATGAGACCATCCAAGCCCCATCCACTCGTATCCCGAACCACCTCGTTCTCCGTGGGGTTCGTCGAGGTGTTGTATTCCACCACGAGCCTGTCCCGTCGGGGTGTGTCGTCCGCGTCGAGCGGTGGCCCGATGCGAGGCACCGTGAGGTTTTTGGTGAGTTTGAGTTCCCCGTCGTGGAGGGTGGATTGACCACGCTCGCGGGTGCCGAAGAGGCTTATGTTACTCAAAGTAACTTCTTGATCACCACTTCCTCCTCCTTGGTTTTCTTCCCAAATAAAAACGTATTTACTGTAATACGTATCCGAGTACACATAAAATGGACTTGAAGTCGATCCATAACCCGGTGAAGATACGTTATCAAATATCTTCAATAATGTCCATGTATCGTTTCCATTCGTACCATAAAATGAAAACTTTCTTGGAAACTCATATTCATGTTGTGAGTAAGCGCGCGACGTAATAACAAAACTTTCAATCTTTGTTTTATATGGCATCTCGATTCCAACCCATGGTCCGTCTGGAAAAGTACCGTTGCCATTAAATTTTATTATACCTGTGTTTGTACCACCATTGTATATACCATCTGTACCGTATTCCTGGCTGTCATTTACCCAAAGATTATTTACATTTTTATCGAAAGCATGCCATGCTCCATATCCCGAATTAAAAATTACACCGTTGGGTGAAAATGTTCGAAACACCCCATGTCCATCCATGTAGGTCTCATCGGCCGTCATCGCCCTCGGTGGGAACTCCTCCGATTCGTGAGCCTCGTCCATCACTGTCAAAGCCGCCTCCGGTTCCGTCGTCCCGATACCCACGTGTCCCTTGTACACTGAGACGGACGACGTCGCCCGTCCGAACTGGTCCTTTTGGGCATCCCACAGTTCGAGGGCTTGCTCCTCGTGCAGGTACTTGTCGTACACCCGGAAGTTCGCGACCTTACCGTCCAAGCCCTCGCCGACGTGGGCGACGATGTCGAGGTCTTCTTCGGTGCCGTAGTATTCAATATTATCAATGGCGAAATAATCATTTTGACCCGCTATTTTGCGTACAACTAGTGCAAAATATTTATAGTAGGTCGTAACAGTATCGGCCGAGTAGTTAGTGCCTGTATCTGCTGGTGTGGCACCCACTTCAGACAAAAGTTCGGTCCAATTTGAATCGTCATTTGAACCATACACTTTAAAGTCTTCTGGTGCACGCGTTGAATCGCCGTCTCGTGAATAAAGAGTCATGGATGTCATCAAAACTTTTCTTGGTAATTCGAGTTTTATCCACTCACCATTTTCCGCCCCGGTTCCCAAATTGATAGAGGCGTTATAAAGATAATCGGTGCCATTGTATTCAGTTAATCCAGTTTGATTAACCCAGCCTTGGTATACTCCAGAATTAAATATCCCATTGAAAGCTTTATATGGTCTGTAATCGTATGTAGCGTCATCTCTATAACTACTCGCCGTCACCACATACCCTCTTTGAGCGTACCCGGACATCGCGATGTGCGGATATTTCAGCACTGTCGACGAGACGGGGAAGCGGGTGGTGTCGTTCTCTTTGTGGCCGAAGATCTTGATTTCATTTATGTCCACACTGGTTGAACCACCACCACCTTGTATTTTTTCAACAACAAGTAAAAAGTACTTGTAATATTCACTCTTATTTGAATCCGATATAATGTATGTCTCTGAACCACCCTCAGCAACCGAGGTGGTGACCCATTGTAGGTCTCCATCGAATGCTTTAAGGCGATGCCACGTTGTTCCATCGTTGCTTCCAAGAACAGCACCCGCATATGGTCTCCGTCCAAAATAAGTTTGATTATAAGCAGCCGATGCAATATATACAGATTCTATTTTTAGACGATGAGGCATTTCAAGTTTTATCCATTCACCAATGTAGGTGGTGCCGTCGGCAACAAATGTCCCTTTCGTTGTATTACTCTCACTTATAACACCTGGGGAACCCGTATAATTTCCATCTGCGGTCCAAGCCTGCCACACATTAACAGTAGAACTACCGTCTGGGTTATCATTAAAGGCTGCATAAGCGAGTCGCACGTCACTTCCACCCGAACCACCTTCACTACTCGCACTCACCGTGTACCCACCCTGTGAATAATCCGTCATCGCAAAAGGTGGATAGTCCCCGAACGTGTCTTGCACTTGGGCGTCCCCCAACTTTCGACCGTCGAGGTAGCACGTGCGTAGACCCCCTGCGCCCTGTGTGGCGTACACGAGATTGTGCCACGTGTTCGAGGAGAGGAACTGGTTATCACCACCATCGATCCATCCCAAGTGTCCCGTTTCGGTCAATGAGATGGACGTCTTGGCGTCGCCCTCACCCGCTTCGGTCCCCACGTGGAACAGTGTGGCATTCGAGGTCACGTTGGCACAGTTAAACCACAGGGACACGGAGTGTGGGTGCGTCCCCTCCATCGCAAAGTCCCCGGTAGACATCGTGACGTTCGAGGTCGCGAGGGACGAGAACGACCAGGCGTTCCCGGAGAAACTCTCACTGTTATCGGTGAGTGTGTGTCCCTCACCGGAATAGTCCGTCGGGGTCGAGCCCTTATCGCCATCGATGTACAACTTCACACCCGTCGTATCCGGAAGGTTGAACTGGGACGTGATGGTGGTGTCCACGGAGGTGTCACCGGCGGGTGGGTCTTCTTCGTAGCCGTAGTATTCGAGTTCGATGATGTTCACTACACCATACGCGTTATTTGGTGTTAGCTTCTCAATAACAAACATTACATACGAGTAATAGTTTGTGTTTGTAATACCCGAAAGTGTCGTCGCAATAGAATACTGGTCGCCTTCAAAATTAATTTCACTCCATGTGACATCACCATTATTATATGTTTTTAGTAGATGCCAATTTGTTCCATCATTACTACCTAAAAACGTTCCTTCGTATGGTCTTCTGTCGTCATTAGTACCAGTGGGGATATTTTTATAACTTAAAATATTAATTTCATGTAGTTTGACCTTATTTGGAAACTGAAGTTTTAAGTAATGACCCGTATAAGAAGTGCCATTTTCATCTTGAAATGTTACACCACTTATCGGAAGACCGGTCGTCTGGTTATACCCGTTTTCACCGGCGTCTTCAGATGAATAAAAATACCCGGCAGTAGACACAGGGCCACCGTGTTCCCCCTTGCCATTAAAAACCCTGTATGCCTGTCTATCACTGTACACACTATCCGAACTCACCGTATACCCACCCTGTGTGTACGTGTTAGTCGTGTCATTCCCGTCAAACTCCCCTTCCGTAAAAACAATCTCCGGATACTTCCGCAAAGGCGGCGACGCCCGCGCGTGCGGACCCGTTTGGTCAACCACCGTGTTCCCACCCGTGATGGCCGCCGACGCCATCGCGACCTTCCCTCCGTCGATCGCGAACGATTCGGTGAAGAACCGAAGCTCCGTGAGCGATAAAGTCACGTTCCCGGATGTTTTCGTGGTCACGAGACCGTATTTTTTATAGCTCCCGGACGCATCGACGACGACCGTGGTTTCCCCTGATTCCCAATTTTTGAGTTCGGTCCACGTGATGTTATCGTTGGTCGCGTAGAGATTCGCCTTTTCAGTGTTCCCGGTGAACGTGAGGTGGCGAAGCGTTGTTTTATAAGGAAACTCGAGGGCGATCCAGTGACCCTGTTCCGTAGACGTGTGAAGACGCGCGGTACCCGGTACGTACACACCCGTACCCCCTCCACCTCCGTAATCGGACGACGTTGTCCAAGACGTCGCCCCGGACTTATCGAATGCATTTTCCGGGGACCCGGTGGATGCGGTGACTTTATAGACTCCGTGATTCGTGATGGTCGTCGAGGCACCCGCGAGCGCACTCGGGGGCTGTTCGGAAACGACCGCGAGTTTATTCGAAAAAAGACCGCCTGAATCTTGGAAGACCCCTGTGGAATCGTTCCACGTGACGAGATTGGACCCGATGGTGGCGAGTGGGAGATTGGGTGCATACACATTCCCCGAAACGGTCGCGGTGGTCGCAGTGAGTGTCCCGACATTCGCGGTGCCGTGCACATCCAAACCGAATTCGGGATTGCTTATTCCCACACCCACATTGGACGTCGCGATGACCTTCGTGGCCCTGGGGGTCGCGTTGGTAAAATCCAAGTAGCCGTTTGGCGTACTTACAGGCATTTAATATATCGGGAGAGAATTATTAAATGACTAGAGCGAACGTCGAAGACGTTTAGTTAGGGGCGACGGGCCACACGGGGTTTTCGGGGTCCGTTGTGTTCGACGGGAGGTCACGAAGGGCTTGGCGGTAAACTTTCCATTCTTCTATTTTTTCCGGTGTGAATGGTGAATCTGAAACAGATACAATCCAGTCACTCTCTTTCATGAGATGATTTCTCTTATTTCTAAACAAACGCCACTTTGTTTCTATCAAATTTAGCTTGTGTTTGTTTTGTTCATCTTCGTTTAAATCGAATTCTATTTCATTTGTGTCTGGGTTGCGTGAAATTATTACGAAACGACTATCAAGATGTTCTGGGACAATTATATGCTCTAGATTTTGGGATCTCTGCATGACATCAACATGAGAACCAGTATATCTATCAACTATTTCCAAAGTTTCTGGTATTATAGATATGTATGAATTCATATACTTATGAGGGAGATATTAAAAATCCGGAAAAGTGTGTGTGTGCTCTGTATATGGTATAAGTAGCATCATTTCTGTGGCCAATTGCAATTTGATTGCCTGAACTTAGTTTCAAGGTAACGCTGGAACTTGAGGCTCCAGTGCTTGGGTGCGACCATACGTATTCGTCGCCACCGAGTAATAATGAATCCCATGTACCACTTGAACTACTTCTATACAGAAACGAAAATTGAATACCATTAGAACTATTATTAAAAATTACTGCGTTCAATTGATAATACCCACTAACAGGAGCAGTAAATGCACCAGTTGAGGTTGAATATGATGAACCAACATTAAATTGGGTCTCTTCCAGAATAATCGGGGTGTCTTTATCGTAATTCGCATTCCCATTATCGCTATAAGCTAAAAAAGACGTATTTGCGTGTTTTATATACCCATTTTGATCTATGCGAACCTTTTCACTCCACGTAGAGTACTCGTCAGACGCGCTACTGTGTTTACTGAAACTCAGTCCGTATCCACCCGTCGCGATCTTCCAACGAGCTTGTGGGATATCGTTTATGATGATGTCAGATGCACCACCATTATTACCAAATATGCTTCGAGCGCCTTGTACGTGTAGAGGTGCTTCTGGATCCGTCCTCCCAATGCCGACGTTGCCACTACCAAGAAACGTGGCTATATTTTTATCGGGTGTCTTACCGTAACTATTAGCCACACTAGATCCATCATTTGCACAAATATCAAGGCGACCGTCTGGGCTAAGAGTATGGTTGTCATCAGAACCTAATTTGAAACCAACAGAGACAGAATTAACATCACCACCATCACCTCTACTTGTAAATCGCAAATACTCTGTTAAATTGTGAGTACCTACAAAATCACCTTCTGTGGCACCTGGGTCACTGTTCTTAGCACTCAAATGTAAGTATGTCGCAGGACTATTCGTCCCAATCCCCACATTCCCAGTGAGAGTGTCCACAAAGAGGTTGGCCGTGCCGACCTCGACGTTCCCGCTCACCGTTAACTCCTTCGAGACCTCAACGTTCCCACTCACCGTTAACTCCTTCGAGACCTCGACGTTCCCAGTCACCGTTAACTCCTTCGAGACCTCGACGTTCCCAGTCACCGTTAACTCCTTCGAGACCTCGACGTTCCCACTCACCGTTAACTCCTTCGAGACCTCGACGTTCCCACTCACCGTTAACTCCTTCGAGACCTCGACGTTTCCGGAGACCAACGCGTCCCGGCCTACCGAGACGTTCGCCGTCGTTTGGAGACCCGTCGTTCCGTTCGTAGAAATGATCGTGTCCCCAGTCGAATTGTTTTCGTTCGTCACGTGGTCGAGACCGTACGCGGCGACCACGGAGAATTGACCGACCTCGAGATTAGACACGGCCACGTTCCCGTGTATGTTCGTGTGAAAAAGTGTGGAATCATCGATCGTGATCGTGGTATCCGTGTGTTTCCCCGTGGTGTATCCGATCTCGAGTGTATCACTGGATTCATCGAAAATGATCGCGACGTTACTTCCGGTCGCCGTCGATGGACGCGCCATCACGAAACCTATGTCGAGCACGGCGGGGTCAGACGTGTTATTGTTCGCGAGACCGATGATGGGATCGTCGACGTTAACCGTGGTGCTCCGAATCGACGTGAGTTCCCCCGCGACTGCTAAGTTTCCGGTGACAATCACGTCGGTCGCCGTGAGTGCCCCGACATTCGCGGATCCGTGCACATCCAAATTAAAGTCTCCGGGATTCGTGGTATTGATACCGACTCTCCCGGTCGACGCGTTCGCGTAGAGCGCCCCATCGACCGTGAGATTCGATGCGTGAAGATCCGTGAGGTCCGCGCGACCATTGACACTGAGTGCGTTTCCTACGGATACGAGACCCGTGCTGGTATTTACGAAGAGATTCCCGGTTCCCACTTCTATGTTTGAATCGGAAACGAACCCGGTGGTTTCGTTCGTAAACTGAATGGTATTGGACACAGTGTTTCCTATGTTCGAGACGATTTCGAGTGAATACGAGGGCGCGACCGTGATGACACCGAGGGTCATGGCGGCGGCTGCGGCGTTCCCACGAATGGTCAACACATTGGAGCCCGTGTCCTCGACCTGGAGATTAGAACCCACGGAGAGCGTGTTGAGTGGATTCAAATTCGCAACCCCTACATTCGAGGTGGTGACGATTTTACTGCCCCTGAGCGTGGCATTCGTCACGTCCAAAAAACCTGTAGGTGAGTATATAGGCATTTAATATATCGGGAGAGAATTATTAAATGACTGTGAAGGCGGTGGAGTGAGTGTTTAAACTTTTGGGTATTTTTCTTTGATTTCTTTTATCTTTAATTTCCACGCGTCTAGACCTTCGTGGTATATCATATCAAGCTGCTCTTCTATCGGTGGATACTCATTTTTCCTGTGATGAGTTCTGTTAAATTTAAGCATCGATAAAAACATATTTTCATCTGAATACTTTTGTTTTATGGTGGTACGTTCTTCGGGAGTTGCGGTTATACATTTAATGTAATCGTCATCCATTTTATTAATATATTTTATATTTATTTTGCATATAATTTTCCAATCGATTATATTCTTCTGAACTTAATGTCCGGTTGTAAACAATAATCTCTCCACACATCCAATCGGATTTTTCGGTACTAGTCGCGTTTACACTTATTTGG